CAACGATGGCTCTAGTGTAGCAGGGTTCAACACCGGGGGTGGGTAGGGGGTGTCAGAGTGACCGGTAGGGGGTGTCAGAGTGACCGGTAGGGGGTGTCAGAGTGACGGGAGGGTACTGTCAGAGTGACACCCAAACCTGTAATAGAACCTATTAAGAGAAACACTCTCTACGCGCGTGCGCGCGTGTGCGTGTGCGCGAGGCGTCGAAGCAATGACGAAGAACGTGTCCCGAGACACACGTTTCTCCTTGCCTCTCCTTCCAGAGGCGTGCTAAGGTTGGACGCATCCGATCCGGAAGGCTCAGACGGCCCCGAGAAAGGGCCTCGTCCTTGAGAAAGACGAGTGCAGCGCCATAATGCATGAGGCGGTCTAACGACCGCCTCTTCTCATCCCCCACTCCAGAAGAGGTACCCCAATGCTCACTGTTCGTCAGCTCTCCAACAAGATTCGCAAAGACTTGAACACTTCCGAGTTCACCGACAGTGACGTGGCTGAACTTCTAGCCCCCGAACTCGTTCGCATGTCAGTGAAGGTACGCGGCCGAACGCGCACTATCTGGACCCCTCGCCGCCATCACACAGATTTATCAACTGCCGAGAGGGAGGGTGTGGCATCTATTCACCCACGCTCAGTTCTCATTGGCAGTTGCTGGGCGCTCCTGGTGGAGTGGCGAGCTGAGCAGCACTTGCGTGAGAAGCGTGAGCGTTCTCGCAGAGGCTTCTTGAGTGAGGAGCAGTTTGCGGCCTTGCGCGATTCTGGGCTCGTGTAGTACGCTTCAACTGCTGATAGAGGTCCTGTCGATCCTGCCCGTTCCTGAGTCTTCCTTTCCTCGGAACGTTGAGCCCAGTGGTCGACAGGACCTCGCCCTTTCTGCTACACTCCTTGCTGTCAGCCACCATCCTGAAAGGAACACCCTGATGGCTAACCCTCATCTTGACTGGTCCAAGCCCCAGTACTGCATCGCGTGCGAGTGCCTTATGCGTCCTTCGAAGAGGCCGAGCGATGACTACCCCAACTCTCGTATCCACTCCTCGAATGGTGAGTGTGTCCGGTGTGCTACTGCTCGTAGGCGTCGTGAGGCTCGTGGGAAGCGTATGGCTGAGGAGTACGCTCTTGCTCTTGTTGAGGGTCGTCGTCAGCCGACTGTTCGTGAGCTGTGGGAGATGGGTCATCCTTGTATTGAGCCTTGCCCTCTTCCTCGCTGAAAGGATCCTGTGATGATGTACTTGCGTGTGTATGGCGAGAAGAAGTCCCCGAAGGCTGATGTTGTCATCTGTGACAGTGTTGCGGATGTGCCTTCTCGTGGTGACGGTTGTTTCTCGATTATTCCTGCCTACTACGGTGGTTTGGAGGCTGAGCCTGGCTTCCTTGTTGATCTCCGTGCTTCTGCTTCGTCTAGTTCCCCGATTTCGTTAGGAGATGCTGCTGTGAGTGTGAAGAGTCTGGCTGATTTGCATGCAGCTGCCCTCATTGAGGACCTGGATGCTGCTTCAGACGCCCTGAGAGACGCCCTGAAGGCCTTGGAGGAGTCTGGGGCTATGGTGGTACCACCCCATGGTCGTTCGGCCGCTCAGGAGGCTGCTGTGGACTCGTTCCAGTACCGTAGGGAGGATGTTGAGGGCTACATCGCTAACATGCTCCATGACCGGTATGGGATCCTCGCTAATGTGACTCTTGACCCGGTGAGTTTGTGATGGCGTGGTCTGGTAGGTCGCGTAGGCGGAGTGAGCTCCCGAAGAATTGGGAGAAGCTCCGCCGTCAGGTTCTCCACAGGGATGCGCATGCTTGTGTGTTCTGTGGAGCGCCTGCCAATCACGTTGACCACATCTTCCCTGATGGGCCGCACCATCCTGACAACCTTCGTTCTCTCTGCCAGCACTGCCATATGGCTCGGACGCAGCAGCAGGCTGTAGAGGCTCGGCAGCGGCGCTACAATAAGCGCAACAAGGCTCGCGGGCCCAGGCCTAAGAGCAAACACCCCGGTTATTTGTAGGAGGAATGATGGGCGTTAAGGGGCCGATCCCGAAGCGGAGCACGGAGGGGCACCGGACCACGCAATCACGGAAGCTTGATGGTGGCGTGGAGCCGGTGAACGTGATCGCGGAGAAGGTTGTTGCGCCTGACCCGGATCCTGATTGGCACCCGATCGCTCGGGACTTGTGGGATTCGGTGAAGCAGTCGACGTTTACTCGCTACTATGAGCCGTCCGACTGGATCGTGCTGTACAGCACGTGTGATGACCTGTCGAACTACAAGATGCAGGAGCGCCGGTCTCCAACGATGCTCGCGGCTGTGAACACGATGCTCACGAGCCTCCTCCTCACTGAGGGTGACCGTCGGCGTGTGCAGATTGAGATCAATCGTGTTGATGCGTCTGAGGCGGAGTCGGCTGGTGTGACTGCTTTGCAGGCGTGGGCGAAGGCTAGGGCAGCGAAGTGAGTGATGCGCTCCTTGCACCCCGGGAGCGAATTGACACGCTGCCCACCGAGCTGCCTGAGCGTACGCTCGGGTATCATGCTGCTGCTTGGATGATGGACAACCTGATTCAGCCGAATGGTCCTCGTGCTGGTCAGCCGTTTATTCCGACGGACAGGCAGATTGAGTTTCTGCTGCATTTCTATGCCCTGACCCATAAGGGTAACTTTGTGTACCGGCAGGGGATCAGAAGGCTGAGCAAGGGGTCCGGGAAGAGCCCCTTCGCTGCCGCTCTCTGCTTGTTCGAGCTCCTTGGCCCGTGCCGGTATGACCACTTCGACAAGGCAGCCCCGTTCGGGGTTGTGGCGAAGCCTATGAGTATGCCGCTCGTGCAGGTCGTGGCTGTGTCGGAGAGCCAGACTGCGAACACTATGCGTATGGTTCGGGCTTTCTGTCAGAAGAAGGGGCCTCTGGCGCGGAAGTATGACCTGGACCCGGGGAAGACGTTCATCGAGACGCCGGGCGGTGGTCGCCTGTCGCAGATGACCTCCTCTGCTACGTCGATGGAGGGTGGTGAGGTGTCATTCGTTGTTGGTGATGAGCTGGAGCACTGGCTCCCCGCCCAGGGTGGGCCCGCTATGCTGGAGACGATCCAGCAGAACGCCGCGAAGATGGGCGGCCGGTTCATGGGCACCTGCAACGCGTGGATCCCTGGTGAGCAGTCGTCTGGGGAATCGATCTTTGAGGCCTGGTGTGATCAGGAGGACGGTCTCACTAGGGGTAAGACGAAGATCCTCTATGACGCCCGTATCGCCCCGCCTAACACGGTTCTGACGGATGAGCCGGAGGAGGGGCAGGTTGGGCTCACGGAGGCCCTGGAGTACGTGTATGAGGACTGCCCATGGGTGAACCTGGAGGCGATCAAGGAGCAGATCTGGTCGCCGGAGTACCCGGAGTCGAGGTCGATCCGGTTCTTCTTGAATCGCCCGAATGCGGCGGAGGCGTCGTGGGTGACGCTGGAGGAGTGGACGCAGCTGCGTGCCCCTGACCGTAAGGTTGAGCCTGGGGAGCGGATCGTCATGTTCTTCGATGGTTCGAAGAGTAACGACCACACTGCTCTCGTGGGCTGCTGCCTTGATGACGGGCACATCTTTAAGATTGGTCACTGGCGTCCTGAGGGCGCCATGAAGGTCGTGAATGTGGCGGCGGTTGATTCTGCTGTGCGTAGGGCGTTTGAGACGTATCAGGTGGTTGCGTTCTGGGCGGATGTGCGTGAGTGGGAGTCGTTCGTTCGTACGAGCTGGCCGGAGGACCTGGGGGAGAACCTGATCTGTCACGCGGTGCGTGGCGGCATGTCGGCGTCTCCGATCGCGTGGGACATGCGGTCGCACGCCTACCAGTTCGCGGAGGCGGCGGAGACGGCGTTCACGGAGATCCAGCAGAAGACGTTCACGCATGATGGTGACTCTGCTCTTGGTGAGCATGTGTCGAACTGTCGTGTGAACGAGTTCAAGGGGCGCTGGTCTGTGAAGAAGGAGTCCCCGAAGTCGCAGAAGAAGATCGATCTAGCAGTTTGCATGATTGGCGCTAGAATGCTGTATAGGCATGTGAAGAACAGCAAGGAGTGGGCCGACATGAACAAGCCCAAAGGCGATTGGGGGATCTTCCTGTGAGTTTCAAGTCCCTGGCCACCAAGTTCGCCAATGGCGCGTACCGGCCTAAGACCTATGAGAAGTACTATGAGGGCACGAAGCGGCTTGACGCGGTTGGTATCAGCCTGCCGCGTAAGGCTCGTGTCCTGGAGCTTCAGGCGCCGTTCGCGAAGATGGCGGTGGATGTTCTGACGGAGATCCTCATCCCTGACGGGTATCGTGTCGCTGATGATGAGAAGTCCGGCGTCGTTGATCTGCTGCGTAAGGTGTGGCAGTACAATGACATGGATTCGCAGTTCACGTTGGCGGCGACTGAGGCTATCGCTTCTGGCGCGGCGTACTGGGTGATTGCGCCCCCGGATGGGGAGCATGAGTTTGCTTCTATCCGCGCGGTGGATGCGAAGCATGCCCGGGTGCGGATCGACTACCGTGGGAACCTGATTGAGGGGATGGTCCTGTATCGCCGTGAGGACGGTAATGTGGGGGCCACCTACTACACGCCTGATGGTGTGGAGTTCTGGGTGAAGGGCCGCTATGACTGGGTGTCTGATGGTTCGGGCCGTGAGGACACGTGGGGCGCGTCGATTGTGCCGATGTTTAACCGGTCGCGCCTGTCGGATAAGTATGGGCGGTCGGACCTTGCCGAGTTGACGGGCGTGATTGATGCTGCGTCAAGGACGTTGACGAATCTTCAGGTGGCTCAGGAGGTTGCTTCGAGTCCTCTGCGTGTGATCGTTGGCGACGGTGCGGCGGACATGATCCGGCAGCACCCTGACAAGGTACAGGCCTACATGGGTAACCTGTTTGGTCTACCTGATGGTGCGGACGTCAAGCAGTTGACTGGTATGGCGTTGGACCCGTTCATTAACACGTACCGGTCGTATGCTCTTCAGTTGTCAGCTATGACGGGTATTCCGCCGTCGATGATGGGCGTGTCTTCTGACAACAACCCCACTAGCGCGGAGGCTCTGCGCGTGGCAAAGGACCGCCTGATTGCTCGGGCGGAGAACAAGCAGCGGCAGTTCAGTGACGCCTTGGAGAAGGTTGGGCGGATTGTCGCTGAGTCGCACGGTAAGTCTGTGAAGGGCCTGGAGGCCCTTGAGGTTGTGTGGCGTGATGCTGCTGCCCCGTCCACGAGTGCGCAGATGGCTACCGCGTTGCAGGCGCATTCTCAGGGCATTATCGGCGATGAGACGGCTCGCGAGTTCATGCACCTGACTCCGGAGCAGTTGCGTAGGGAGAAGGCTCGTTCCTTGGAGATGGATGATCAGGCGGGGATGATGATGCCTGAGCCTGAGATGCCGCCTGAGGATAGTGACCCACAGGCTGTGGAGAACGCGAAGGAGGAGGGCGAGGAGGCCCCGGCAAACAAGAAGCCCCTCTCCTCGAAGGACTTCCAGGAGAACACCGTGGACGCTAAGTCCAAGGGTGTGAAAGCCAACCGGAAGGCCCGTAAGTGAGCGAGGCCCTGTTCTATGCCATCCTCCGCTCTATCGTCATGCTGTTCACGAAGCGGGCAGAGGAGGCCACTAGGGCCCTCCAGGATCTACCTCAGCCGCCGTCGGACCAGCACCTCGCTGACATCCTGACCCCGTTGATGTGGGCGGCTAGGAAGCAGGCGTGGGCGGCGGCGTCCCTGTTCTTGAGGGGGCAGGCCCGCAATCGTGGCGCGGCGGAGTCGTGGATCCCTCCACAGCCCGGGTACAGCCCGGACACGCTGCGTAGGGCCATCCGCGAGTCACGCGGCAACGACGGCACACCGGAAGGGCTCAAGCGCCTCCAGCTGACCATGCAGTCCCACGTGCTCGCTGCTGCCCGCAGGACGGTCGCTGACGCCA